AATAGGTACAGGAACAAATCCACCTATTCCACTCCTGCCCGTTGGAGAAGATATTGTAGGAATTGATGGAGATGTCTTTGCAAGTTGTGCTGCTTCAACTTTACCAGTGAAAGGTGTCTGTGCAGAAAATCCAACTTCTATTGGATCTATAACATTTTCTCTTGGTCTTCCAACTTCACCCATTACACGTGATACTTCCCAATGAAGATGTGATCCTGTGCTTCGTCCTGTAGATCCAACTCTACCAATAATATCTCCAGGAGTTACACTGTCACCAATACTAAGTGGAGATGGTTCTATCATATGACCATAAAAATGTTCCACTCCGTTAGCGTCTTTAAATACAACATAATTTCCATATGTTCCCTCGGTTCCCTTATCAGTAATTACAGATTCTGAAGGAACTGTTAAACCTGTACCTGATGGTGCAGCGATGTCTCTTCCTCTATGCACTCTTCCTCTAGAGGCACTATATCCTGCTCTTTCACCAACAGTTATTGGAGCATTTCCAGTTATTTTACTTGCCTTTAGCATTTCTCTATCCCTTGCTCCAGCAAAAGGACTTACATAATCAGAAACTGCTGGTGTTTGTGGTTGAACTTGTGGTTGTTCTTGTCCGAATAACTCCAATGCTTTTTGATCGTATTTTCTTTTTATTTCTTTACCCTTTTGAGTTAATACTCTAGCAGATCTTGGAGATCTTTGAGTATAATGTTTTGCCAATTCAGAATCTCTTTCTTCCTTTAGCTTTCTCAAAGCATCTCTTTTTCCTTGAATTTCTTCATAAACTTTTTGCTGAGATGCTGATAATTTTTGCTGTTTTCTACTGCCTTTTTTAAAAGCCATTCCAGTTTCTGTTATTCCATAACCAGCAAGTTTATTTCTAAGTTGTTCATCAACTTTAGCAAAATCTCCACCACCAGCTATTTCTCCACGAATGGCATCATAAGTTGCTTTCATAAGTAAAGCAGTGCCAACCGCACCAACTGCACTTATTCCAATTGCTGCGGCTGCAGGAGCAACGGCAGTGGCAGCTGCTCCAAGGCCAGGTATTTTTAATAGTAATCCACCTAGACCACCTATAGCTTTTGTAAGCATTCCAATTCCACCAAGAATACTTCCAGTAAATCCAATCAAAGTAGAAGCAACTGGTAGTAGTGCAAGTGCAAGTATACCACCCAAAATTAATGGTGCATTATCAGTTATAAAATTTCCAAAATTATCAATCGCACCTTTATTGGCAGGATTTTGAAACCAATTAACTAAACCAACAACAATGGATCCTGCAAGGATATTTCCAAAATATCTTTTGATAGTATCAAAAAATCCAGTTACTGGACCTTTAAGTTTTTTGATTCCTTCATCGGATCTCTTTTTATCTTTCTTTTCTATTTCACTCTCTCTCTGTGCTTTTTTTGATTTTGATTCTGATTTTCTTTCCTCTTCAGAAACTTTCTTTTCTATACCAAGCTGTTGTTGAAGTGTCCTATTAATATTATCTAAAGAATTTGCAACAAGAGATAATCTATCAAGAAGATTTCCCATCAAAAACTTTTTAACTTTTTTGTTTTCTTTCTCTTCATCAGGTGGAGTCAAGTTCTGTGGAAGAATTCTTTGTGGTGATGGTGTTCTACGATTCATCACCTTATCGATGCTAATCTTTCCTCTTTTAACTTTAAATCTTCCCGTTTTTCCTCTTACTCTTTTAAGTTCGTTTGTAACTAGTTCAATTGACTCAGTAGTCATTTGACTACTTGACATTCTACCTCTAACTGCAGCCTCTTTCAAAAGAGTTGCATATTCTTCATAGGTAAGATCAAATATATCTTCCAACCCAATGATTGAAAGAATTTGTGAATTTATTTCTTCCTCTACAAAATCATCTCTGTTTTTAGGAACAACAACCAATGCTCCTCCTGAAGAAGGAGCATTTTTTTCTTCGGTAGTATTTGTTCCTTTATCATCCATTTTGCTGTTGTTTTAATTTTTCTTCTTCTAAATGTTGCTGAAGTAGAGAAACATAAACATCTCTCTCCCAAGGTATCATATTTTCAATCTCTGTTAATGAATATTTATGGAACTGCATCAAAGCAAAATTAATTTTATAAAAACTCTCAAGGTCCATATGGACCATACCTATCCGAAAAAACTGGATAATCCCTCCAAAACTACATTACTTTTTACTTTAGTTTTTGGATTTGTAAGTTCGACTTCATGAGAAAGTTTTGGCATTGTTTCAAAAAAATGCTCTATTTGTTTAAACTGCAAACTATTCATCTGCTCCAAAAATTCTATTATTTCTTTTTTTGTACAATCGGCAGTTGTCCAAACTTCCTCTTCATTATAAATTTTGTCAATACATGTAGCAATCAATTCGAAAGATTGATCCAATCCAGAATCACCAGAAAAGTCAAAATTACTCTTGATAAATTGCTCAAGTGATGGATATTTCATTTCCATCATTAAATGATCATCTAGTTTAATTTGTTTACTATGATTTTCTTTCGTCTGAACTTTTATATCATCAATATTAATTTTTACAGGAATGGTCGTTTCACTATCATCAGGTGCAATAATATTAACTTCTATTTCTTCTCCAACGGATTTGCCGCGAATATTTAAGAATAGATATTCAATATCAAAAGTAGGAAGTGTTTCAACTTTAATACCTTTTGTTTGAATACAATTTTTTAGTACAGTTTTAATTGCGTTGGATATATCTTTTGTACTTTCACTTTCCAACGCAAGAACTAAAAGTTTTTCCTCTTTTACTAGGAAAGGTCTATACTTAATCGTTTGTCCAGATGAAGGCAACTCAAGTTCATAAGTCGGAGTCGCAATAGTTGGTAAAGGCATAATGTCCTATAGAAGTTTCAGTATTATTATTTATTTTAGTATCTAAAATGGAGCAATTGGTCCAATGTTTCTACCAACATAGGGAAGTCCAGCTTCAACTCTTTGTGGTTGAAATACAGAATAGTCAACTATTTCATCAGATGAGGTAGATTGGTTGGTTATTGTATTTCTTTCTGAAAGAGTATTTAAAAAAGGAATATTGGGATTTCCAGGAGAATTTGGATTTTGTAATAATGTCGGATTTGATGTAATAGATCTAGTTCTAACATATCTCATATAGGAAAATGAAACTGTGCATTTTAAAATACCACTTGCTTCATATGATATAGGAGATGAAATTATGTTTATAGGAAATGCACCAATAAACTGATAAGTCATTGAATTTTTATTATCCTTCTCAAATTTTGTGATATAGAGATTGTCTGTCTTATAACTTCTAGGATAATTCATCCTATAATAACGAGTTCTATCAACATATTCTGTGGTACTAAATGTGCTTCCTTGTCCAGTAATATAATTAATCCAAGTATCTAGATATTCAATTACTTTGTATTCACTATCTACATAAAAAGTAAAATCAATAGTGTCATCATATATTCTCCTATAGGCAAACTTTTCAGTTACTCCAGGATAATCATTGGTTACATCATGAGTTGCTAATGATGAACCCGGAAGATTTGTTTCTGAGCACAAAAGTTCCAGATTGGAAATATCTCCACTAGTAACTCCTCTAAAATCACCGAAAGACGGCAACCCAGGAGAAGGTCCTAATTTTACAAGGTATACTGAAGTTTGAGCGAGGTTTAAAACTCTACTCTTAAGTTCACTAACCGAAAGCGTATTTGGAGATGGACCTGCCATTTATAAATATTTTTGCTTATATATTATGTAGTAAGGATATGGGAGAAAAAAATGCCGCGTGATTCAAAGTATCATCAAGGGTTTTTCCATCCACAAAATCCAGAAAAATATATTGGAAATCCGCGAAATATAGTATACAGAAGTTCTTGGGAATTAAAGTTTATGAGATGGTGTGATAGAACACCGAGTGTATTGAGATATGGTTCGGAGGAATTTTTTGTTCCATATTTCAATCCAGTGAAAAATAAAGTTTGTAGATATTTTCCAGATTTTATTATTGAGGTATTGGAAAATGATAATAAAGTAAGAAAATATATTATAGAAATAAAACCAAAAAAACAAACTATACCTCCAGTAAAAGGAAACAAAAGAAAACAAACATACCTAAATGAAATGAAAACTTATATGGTGAATCAAGCAAAATGGAAATCAATTCAAGAATGGTGTGACGACCGCATGATAGGTTTTCGTGTGATAACCGAATCTGAATTAGGTATCAAATAATGGCAGAAGGTTTTGGTAAGGATATTAGATCTTCTTCATCAAGAGTGAATCAACTTAAAAGAAGAGTCAGAGGTCTTACTGATCCAGATTCTATCATGATGGAAATTTTAGATGTGTTTCGTGAAACTGAATTCATACCAGACGTTGGAAAATATTATACCTTCATATATCTTGCAAAGACACCAGGAATCACTTTTGATGTTCACCCATTGATTGCATGTATTGATATTCAAAGATGGGGATTTAAAGGATTAAACTTTCACTGGGGAACTGTAAGAAATTATACATGGCAAGAGGTAGCAGGACCATTGCATATTATAAAGAACAATGAGATTGACTACTTACGTTCTGTTCCATATGCCAGGTTCTTGAAGAAACCCTAACTAAATAAATAAAAAAGAACTATAAATGTCTCATACTCTACAAAAAATTGAGATACTCAATCCTCTTGTAGTTAAGGAGGATTTCTGATGGTTACTTATCAAGACGCAAATCCACAATATTTTCCGTTAAATATTCCAAACAATTCTGTCAAAAATGTAAGTGGTTACTATGTTACAGTAACTGATACTGGAATAACAACTATTTTTAGAAAAACAAAAGATAATCAAATCACAAACATAGGAGAAATACCTAAAAAAGGAAACTTTAATAATACAGGAAATGCTAGTAGAGAAGAAATTCAATTCATCTCATCAAACAAAAATAAAATTATAACAGAACAAGCAATTCCAGTTCTTAGAAGAGGTATTGGAGAACCAAATGATTCTGGAAATGTAAAAGTAAATGAAATTTTAGGAACCAACTTAGCATCAACACCGCAACCTATACAGGATGGAGTTCCTCCACAAGTTGGAACAGATCCAAGTGGTGCAACTGTTGTTCCTTTCTCTGCAGAAGAACTTACAAAAATAACAGAAAAACAAGGATTTTATTCAGATACTAAACCACTATTGAGATATCCTCTTAATCAAAGTTCTGAGCAATATGATTATATGCAAATTCAACCTGTAGAATATGTTGCAGGTTTTAATATCGGTCGTGATCCAACAACTCAAGTACCATCTGTTACTGAAAGGATAAAAGATACTAGATCATATCCAACCATTTATCTTCCAATGTCCACAAGTATATCAGAAACCAATTCTATTGGATGGGGTTCCGATGAACTAAATCCTATTCAAATGGCATTTGGACAAGCAGCTGCAAATTCAATTAATGCCATTGCATCAAATCCACTTTCTGGAATGAGAGAAGCAGCTTCAAATATAATCAATGCGGCCCAAACAGTTTTAAATGATTCACAACTAGCAAATGCTGCTGCAATTTATTTTGCTGGTCAAGCAGTTAGTGCAAATTTTCTTGGTAGATCTGGTATAGTTCTTAATCCAAATCTAGAACTTCTTTTCCAAGGACCAAAACTTAGAAGTTTTAGATACAACTATACATTCACACCTAGAGATGAAGAAGAAGCAAAAGAGATAAGAAGAATAATTAAAGTATTAAAGAAAACAATGGCTCCAAGAAAAACCGCAGGATCTCTATTTTTAGGAGTTCCTGCGGTTTATCAGATAAGATATATCTACAATGGTGGAGGTGATCACCCTTTCTTAAATAAATTAAAACCATGTGCATTAACTGGATTTAATGTAAACTATGCACCAGACGGAAGTTATATGACATATCAAGATGGTTCAATGACATCATATACAGTTGACATGCAGTTTGATGAACTAGAACCAATATACAATGAAGATATTTCTCAAGATCTTGAGTCAGAAACAATGGATTACTAAGATGACAAAACCTTATTTCAGACAAGTTCCTAACTTCCAATATGTTGATAGGTCTACAGGAGATCAAACTATATCAAACTACACAGAAGTAAAAAATCTTTTCAAGAGAGCAAAACTTCGTGATGATATTTTTTCTGATTTAAGTTTCTTTACCAAGTATTCTATTCTTGGCAATGAAAGACCAGATAGTGTTGCATATAAGTTCTATAATGATTCA